GGGATACTGGCAGCCTGGAAGTTATGTCCCAGATGTTTAACAGATGGGAGGCTTGCACGATACCACCAGACGTTAGCAACTGGGATACAAGTTCTGCGACCCTTGTATACCAAATGTTTGCTGGGTGGTATGCAACCTCATCAAGCCCTATGGATCTCGGGATTGACCAATGGAGCATAGGCACCATTGGCGACTACAATAACTTTTTAAGCGGGTCAAAGCTTACAACAACTTGCTACGATAGAGTATGTGTCGCTTGGGGGCAAAATCAAACGATTAATAACACGACTGACGTTCATATGGGGAATAGTACATACTCAAATGCAACAGCAAGAGCAGCACTAGCGCTTCAAATTACGAATAACGGGTATTCACTAATAGACGGGGGCCCAGCATGAAAGAGCACATTGTTGCCGGTAGAGCAGAGTATTATGCCACGGTAAATGGCGGCGATATTCAAAGCACTGGGCAGCTAACCCCTGGTTTGCATATTGTTTCGCCTGACGCCACAACAGTAATTATTGAAACAGATGAAAACAAGTTTTTGTCACAAGTAAACGCCGTTGGCGTTGCGCCTAATCCATTACCGGCGATTGGCGAGCCGGTAGAGGCTGGAGCAATCTATGCGTGGAATGGGCAAAATGTTATTGCTCGACAAGACCACAGCAGAACAGAACACGACCCCGATACCGTCCCTGCACTTTTCAGCGTTTGGCGAGAAACTTATGATGGCATCGAGTGGGTGGCCAACGAACCAGTATTGGTTGGCAACCAACGAAAGCATAATGGCGTCATGTACGAGGTTATTCAGCAACACACCACAGAGTTTTCCCCTGACTTAACCCCGGCGCTGTGGAAAGTTGCAACGATTGGCGAGTGGCCGGATTGGGTTCAGCCTCTTGGCGCACAAGACGCCTATTCGATAGATGCACAAGTTACACACAACGGGAGTCAATGGATTTCCCAATATGCAAACAATGTCTGGGAACCCGGCGTTTTTGGCTGGGTTCAGGCTTAATTTATTAATCACTTAATGTAATAGAGGAAATACAAATGGCCGGAATACTTCCGAACGAAGGCGAAGAAATGATTGTTAAGATTCTCGCGGGTGAGTCAGCGCTTGCTGATGAGCGCGGAACAGACCTTGACCTGGTGTTGATAACCAATAGCACTATAAGCGAAACCACCACCGCAGGATCGTTAACGCAGCCAACAGGCACGGGTTATGCACCCATTACTCTGAGTGATGGAAGCTGGACAGGTTCTGGCGATTCAAGGTCGTATCCAATACAGACCTGGACCGCAGGCGGGACATGGACTGGTGGCGTTTATGGGTATGCTATTTTGACTAAGGGCACCACGCCGCGGATCATGGCAATGGAGCTTGAGGGTGGCGGGCCTTATTCACTGAATGATGGTGATACCTATTCTGTGACCCCAACTATCACAGTTGCATAATTGTTTGCTGGGATAACCCGCAAATGATGGCGCGATAATGGCCTTTACGTCGAGCGTATTGCAGGGAAGTTATTACATCCCTGTAAGCCTGGAGCAGAGCAGTACGACATCGGTTTTTGTCGGAAGCTCTGCGGTACAGGCGTTTAATAATGCCACTCAAAACGTATCGCAAGCCAGCAGCACAACAATTGCAGTTGGCAATTCGGCTGCGCAATCGTTTAATAACGCTGTTCAAGCTATAGCGCAAGCCAGCAGCACAACAATTGCAGTTGGCAACTCTGTTGTACAGGCGTTTAATAATGCCACTCAAAATGTATCGCAAATTAGCGAAACTGAAGCAGTCATTGTAAGTTCTGCAAGTCAGTCGTACACCAATAATACACAAAATGTAATTCATGAAAGCACAACAGCGTTTTTTGTTGAAAACACATCAGTTCAGGCATATTCGCTAAATGTTAATCATGTTTCAGGAACATCTATTTTCGCTGAAAATAGTTCTGTTCAAGTTTACGATAACGGGTTTTTAAATGTTTCGCAGCAAAGTGAAACATTAATTTCTTGTGGAAATAGTGCCGCGCAATCATACAGCAATGCTACACAAGGCATTTTTCAGACAAGCAACACAACGGCACAGTTTTTGCTGGTTGCGTTTCAAAGTTACAAACAAAACGCATCACAGACTAGCAACACATCAATTTATATAAACAATGCAGCGGAGCAATCTTATACAAGAAGCGAAATTGCGGTTGAGCAGCAAAGCACTACACAGATAAACCTACAAATTGCCGCCAATCAAGATTATGTAAATTTTACGCAAGATATATCACAAGAAAGCGAAACAACCGCACATCTTATTGTAACGTCAGAGCAAAAAAGAACACGAAATATAGTTATCGTTAGTGAAACGACTGCGTGGTTGCTTATAGATTCAGTTCAGACATACACTCAGCCAGCATTGCAATATAGCAATATCTTATACGGCGTATTTACGCCACCAGCAGCATAGCGATATTAAAATGGCACAATGGATAACGCCGATAGAGGATGTGGTCGTTAACGAGGGCACTCAAGGGACGCGAGATATAGCGATCGCTTCCGGCTCTAACGAAACGATTGCGTATATTCTGACGCCACAGGCTGGGTTTACATTATTTGGCGGCATAGTAACTGGAAGCGGCACATTGCGGCCTGGCGTCTACACTGTAGAAATAACAGCTGTTGATGCTGACGGATCTGCGGTTACAAGTTTTGATTACACAGTTCTTGCGATGAATTACAGCAATATACTTTATGGAGAGCTTACGCCACTAGCAGCGTAACTGATAAATTATGCCAGCATTTTTAGTCGAAGATGGAACCGGTATCGAGGATGCCACGGCGTACGTTAGCGTGGCATATTCCGATGACTACCTGGGGCCAGAGTGGGCCGCAGAAACCACAGCAGATAAAGAAGCGGCTATTATGGCTGGCTCAGAGTACGCTGATGCCCGCTGGGGGCCAAAGCTATTAAGCAGCCCGCTGGTTAGCACACAAGGGCTTGAGATGCCGCGTGTGGACTTGTACAACCGTTATGGTGTGCTGATGGAGGGGGTACCAGGAGATTGGGCAAAGGCTGTTTGCATTTACGCCAGCGCGTCGCTTGCTGGGACTTTATATCCGGCGCAGTCCACCAGTGTTAACACCACAGATGTGAAGCGCAAAAAAACGGTGGTTGGGCCTGTTGAAACTGAGATTGAGTATCAGACCGGCGCCATCACTACGACAACTGACTGGGTGACATTTTCACTAGCAGATACTTTGTGCAAACAGTTTACCACTACAGGAAGCAGTTCAATCGGAGTGATTAGAAACTGATGGCTGGCTCGGATGGGTTTTATAACGAAATCATTGCAGAGCTTGTGCCTGTCTTTACCGATTTAGGTAAGCAGTACACTGTGAAATCACAGGGTGTTTATGATCCAGACACGATGACAACGCCAGAAGGCACCACCCGCTCAGTGTGGGGAATTGTTGCCGATCAGCAGACAATGCTGCAAATAGTGGGAAGCACAGGCGGAACATGGACAGCAACAAAAACGCTTGTCATGAGAAACGATGCCGCACCGCTTCCAGGCGAGTCTATTGATATTGATGGCGATTGGTTCCCGCTGTCTAACGTTGTGCCAATAAAGCCAGCAGATGTGACGGTCGTTTATTTGATGGACGTAAGCAAGTGAGCTTTGGCGGCGATATAGAAAGATTCAATCTTGGCGCTAAAGCTGTTGGTGAGAAAGTATTGCGAAAATCTGCTTTCGATTTGTTCTCTTCAATCGTCAGGCAAACACCAGTAAAAACAGGTGTTTTGCGTAATAACTGGTTTGCCACGATAGGCATCCCAAGCACTGAGATTAGCGAAGAAACAGACGGCATTGCAGGCAGGCAGTTAAACGATAAGCGCGTTAGCGATGAAATCGACAAAGTGGTTAATGCAGCAGATTGGAGCAGCACGATATACCTGACAAATAATCTAGAGTATGCAATTCCGATTGAATATGACGGGTGGTCAGCACAAGCACCGCAAGGCATGGTTAGGGTTAACACTGCTCGCTGGGATTCTATCGTTAAAAACAACATTAAGGCCGCTATCTGATGGCGACAAATTACTTCGATATCGAAAGAGCATTAGTTGTCGCAGCTAAGGCTGTGGATGCTGTTACGCCGATGGGCAACCCAAATGACCCGCTGGAAAACCCAGGGCCGGGGCTTTGGATTCAGCTACACAATTTGCGGATAGAAAGTACACCTGTATCGCTTGGGGATTTTGGCGAGGATAATCACCCCGGAATCCTGCAAATAGATATCAATTACCCGCAGAACAAAGGCGCAGGAATCCCGCTACAAAAAGCAGATGAATTTGCCAGTTATTTTAAAGCTGGGCTAAGAATTGAAAGCAACGGGCAGCATGTCACTGTGCTTTCCAGCAGTCTATCACCGGCAAGGTATGTTGGTGGTTATTATCGCATTAGTGTTGATGTACACTATTACTCACGCACCACACGAAACTAGAGGAAGTTATCATGGCCAATGGCTCGCGTCATTCAATGTTTGTAGTAAAAGAAGCCACCAATGGGGTTACGCCAAACGATCCCGCACTGGAACTTGTGCGGATCACTGGCACAACCCTGGGGCTTTCAAAGGACTCGCTGCAAAGCGAAGAAATACGCTCAGATCGTCAGATTTCAGACTATCGGCAAGGCTCTAACCAGGTCGGCGGTGATATCAATTTCGAGCTGAGCTATGGCAGCTTTGACCAGCTGCTCCAGGGCGTGTTGGTATCTGATGATTGGGCTACTGATACGCCAATCGCTGGCACTGACCAAATTAAATCAGCGCAAACTCGGTCATCGTTTACGTTTGTTCGTAACTTTGCCGACATTGATGGTGCCGACAATCCCTACTACATTTACCGGGGCGTCGAAATCAATCAGATGCAGTTATCGGTCACTGCAAATGCGATGATTACAGGCACCTTTTCCGTCATCGGAAAGTCGCAAACCACAGCGCAAGATTTGACCGCGCTTGGCACCCCGACCTTCCCCGCACCTTCCACCACGTCGCCGCTGGATTCGTTTACCGGCTCACTGAATGAGGGCGGTGTGCCGGTTGCGGTAATTACCGAAATCAGTCTGACGTTGCAAAACGGCATCGAGCCTCGGTTCGTTGTTGGTAGCAAAGACTCTATTGCAACATCGCTGGGGCGCAGCAATCTGACTGGCCAGGTTACGGCGTTCTTTGAGGATTCCACACTGGTTGATAAATTCCTCAACGAAACCGAGTCGAGCATTGACTTCACTTTGCCTGATGGCGCTGGAAATGAGCAGAAGTTCATTATTCCGCGCATCAAGTACACTGGCGGTCAGCCGGACGTAAGTGGCGAGGGTCCGATTACCCTTACCATGCCCTTCCAGGCTCTGCTTGACGCTACCACAGGCACAAACCTGCTGATTGAGCGGACACCTGTCTAATGGAAGAATTCTTCACAAGAGGAATTGCAAATGAAGGGGTGAAACTGCCCCTTTCATATCCTGACGGGACGTTAAGCGATCACTGGATCACCGTTAGAGGAATTGATTCTGACGAATTCAGAAGGGTCGAAACACAATCGAAGCGAAAAGCTGTTGCGCTGTCTCAAATTCAAGATGATGCCGAGCGTGAGCAGGCGATTAAAGATATTGAGACTGAGTGTATTGCTGCGCTTGTCGCCGGGTGGTCGTTCGATGAAGAATGCAACCAGGCCAACATCATTAAGCTACTGACCGAAGCACCGCAGATTGCCAACGCGATTAATATATTCGCTGCCAGGCGAAAGGATTTCTTCGCAAAAAAGTAATTGCGCTCTGCCGGTGGTTTCAGGAAGAGCTTGTTTTACAGAAGCCGCCAAAAGGATCTAAAGCGTCTTTGAAGTCGCAACTGATGCAGGTGTATAAAAGCACCGGCAAGATGCCAAAGCAGTTGGCAGAGCAGACAGAAAGGCCTGAAGAGTTGGAATACATTCTAGGCTGGTATTCCGAGCTAAGGACTGAAAACCAGCTAACGTACACCGAGATTAAAAGCTGGAGTGAGCTTTGTGGTGTAAAGCTGATTAGCTGGGAGCTTGATCTGCTAAAAGCGCTGGATAGGATTAATTGGAGCAGTAAAAATGGCTGACATTGCCTCGCTAACGATAAGAATAGAAAGCCTGGAGGCGGAGTTAGCTGATAAGCGATTAAAGCGCCTCGCGAATACAGGCTATAAAACAGAAAAAGCCACCGATGGTTTAACATCGTCATTTAAGCGCCTGGCTGGGCCATTAATCGCTACGGCTTCAGCAACCGCTGGCCTTTCTAAACTTGTCTCGGTATCGAGAGAGTTTGGAAAACTTAACGCGCAACTAGCAACCGCTACAGGCAGTGCTGAGAATGCTGATATTGCATTCGAGGCTTTGCAGGATTTCGCTGCTGAAACGCCATATGATCTTCAGCAAGTTACTGAAGGTTTCACTAAACTGGTAAACCTTGGCCTGGACCCATCAGAGGACGCCCTGCGAAGCTATGGC